ACAGTTTTTAACTGGAGATGCGGCAACTGAAGCATGGGTACAGGAAGGTGATGACTACTTAAACACCCTGAACCGTCCTAGAGAGGGAGATCTGATCTATTTCCCCATGATGGACAAGATATTCGAAGTAATGTATGTCGATGATCGTCCTGTACATTTTCAGCTTGGTAGAATGCAGTCTTATGATCTACGCTGTGAGCTCTATGAGTATAGCAGTGAAGAGATTAATACTGGTGACAGCAGCATTGATGCTGTCGAAGACAACTATAGCCTAGACACTCTAATACACCAATTCACATTAGAAGATGGATCTGGTATATTGAAAAGCGAGGATGGCGATAGTATGCTTCAAGAGTTTACAATAGAGACGGTTGCACCTGCAGCTAATAATAACTTCTTCCAATTCGAAGCAGACTCTATATTAGACTTCAGTGAAAGCAATCCGTTTAGTGAACGAGATAGATTCTGATGTTTGGCCATACTTATTATCACAGTATTATTCGCAAGTACATCATTATGTTTGGTACGATGTTTAATGATATCGATGTACAGCGTTTTAATCAGTCTGGCGAAAGGGTGCAAACATTACGTATTCCTATTGCATATGGTCCCAAAGAAAAGTTCTTGGTAAGACTTGCACAGGATCCTAATCTAGACAAAGATGTTGCGATATCGCTTCCTAGGATGTCTTTCGAAATTACATCGATGAATTATAATCCTACTCGTAAACTACCTTCTACTATAAAGAACGTATATAACTATGAGGACAAGGATAAACTAAAGTATCAGTATACACCTGTACCATTTGATATCAATATCTCGTTGTCTATTTTTGTGAAGAATGCTGACGATGGTGTACAAATACTGGAAGGTATACTTCCGTTCTTTACGCCGGAATGGACTAACAGTGTCAAACTGATACCAGAGTTAAATCTTAATATGGATGTTCCTGTAGTATTTAACGATATATCTACAGAGGATACATATGACGGAGACTTCGGTACCAGGCGCGCGTTGATACACACCTTGAACTTTACAGTTAAAGGCTACTTATTTGGTCCGATCAGAACTCAGGGTGTCATTAAAAGAGCTATTACTCGAGTCAGCGTATCTACCGCAAATACATCAGAGGTCTCCTCAACTCTAGAGGTTACTCCTGGATTGACCGCAAATGGCACTCCAACGTCGGATTCTAACATCTCGATTCCATCGAAACAAATTGACAGCAGCGACGACTTTGGCTATATAGAAGATCAGCAGTTCTTCGTGAGTGGTACTAAACGTGAGTAAGACCAAGTTAGAAAACAACTTAAACGATTTATTCGAGCTACCAGCTGATACTGCTAGCATAGTAGAGAGTAAAGAAGTTCGTACACCAGAAGCCACTAATCAGCTCGTCAATCGCGAAGGCAGAGACTTTACAGGTGACATAGACACGGACTACCGATACGCCAGAGAGAACCTGTACGACCTTATTGAGAACGGATCACACGCGCTTCATGAGCTTGTAGAGATAGCCAAAGCCAGTGAGCATCCGAGAGCTTTTGAAGTAGTAGCCTCGTTAATGAAAACCTTGACTGACGCAAACAAAGATTTGTTAGACATACAAACCAAAGTCAAGAAGCTCAAACAAGATGATCCCGCGACGCAAGGTCCAAACAATGTTACCAATGCTTTGTTTGTTGGGTCTACTACTGAGCTCCAGAATATGCTTAAAGATAACTTAGAAAGTGATACTTGATCGGCTACACCGCTATTATCCCACCCTTGAAGAATAAGTCAACAGTTAATGTCCATAGAAACGTATCTTGGCAACAAAAACCTTAAAAGAGTAGGTGTTCCTGTTGAGTATACACAGGAGCAGGTCAAGGAATATATCAAATGTTCTCGAAATGCTGCCTACTTTATTAGAAATTACGTAAAGATTGTAAACGTCGATACCGGTCTAGTGGACTTCGACCTGTGGCCTTTTCAAGAGGAGATGGTTGATAAATTCAATGACAATCGATTTGTAATATGTAAGCTGCCTCGCCAGGTCGGTAAGACAACTACGGTTGCTGCTTATATTCTTTGGCAGGTACTATTCAACGATCAATACAGTGTTGCTATCCTAGCAAACAAACTAGCTCAGGCTAGAGAAATTCTTGGTCGCATACAAACAGCTTACGAGTGGCTGCCAAAGTGGCTGCAGCAAGGTGTTAAAGAATGGAACAAGGGTAACATAGAACTAGAGAATGGATCTGAAATACTAGCATCTGCTACATCATCGTCAGCTATTCGAGGTACATCTCAGAACTTAATCTATTTGGATGAGTTTGCATTCGTACCAAACAATCTACAAGAAGAGTTTTTTGCATCGGTATTTCCAACCGTATCTTCTGGTACTAGCACCAAGGTTCTTGTAACATCTACGCCTAACGGCATGAACATGTTTTACAAGATATGGGTAGATAGCGAAGAAGGTAACAACAGCTATGTAAGACACGATGTACATTGGTCTGACGTACCTGGCCGCGATGAGAAGTGGAAGCAGGAGACTATAAAGAATACCAGCGAGGAGCAGTTCAGGCAAGAGTTTGAATGTGAGTTTCTGGGTAGTAGCGCTACTCTCATTAACGGGCGTAAGCTAGCACAAATACCATTCATATATCCTATTCAATCAGTCAACGGATTTGATATATACGAAAAACCTAAGAAAGATCATCTGTACGTCGTTACAGTAGATACGGCCAGAGGTGTTGGGTTAGACTACAGTGCTCTAGTAGTGTTTGATGTCACCGACATGCCTTATAAGATTGTAGGCAAGTATCGATCAAAAGAAATCTCACCAATGTTCTACCCTGACGTAATCGTAAACGCAGCTAAGATGTACAACGAAGCATTCGTACTAGTTGAATTGAATGATTTAGGAGAAACTGTTGCAACAATTATTCAACAGGATCTCGAGTATGAAAATATACTAAGTACTAGCGTCAAGGGAAGAGGTGGCCAGCAAGTGAGCGGCGGTCACTCACATCGAATCCAGCTTGGCGTCAAGACAACAAAAACTGTAAAGCGGGTGGGGTGTTCGAACCTAAAAGATATTGTCGAAAGCGATAAGATAATTATTAACGACTACGACATTCTACACGAGCTCTCGGTTTTCATAAATAAAAGAAACAGCTATGAAGCTGAAGAGGGTCATCACGATGACCTAGTGATGTGCACTGTTTTGTTTTCGTGGTTAGTGAGGCAAGATTTTTTTATTGAGCTAACTGATAACGATGTGCGCAGTCGACTTTATCTTGAGAACCAAAAGATGATTGAAGATGATGTTTTGCCATTCGGTATTTTAGATGATGGACACGACGTAAACCATGTAGAAGATGCTGTGGGTCCTTTGGGGTACACGTACGACGTTAAAGATGTTGTAGACTTCTAAAATTATAAATATAAGAGAAAATTAACCACGAGGAGACACAAATGGCCTTCCAAATTTCTCCAGGAGTCAATGTAAGTGAGATCGATCTCACCGCGATTGTTCCTGCAGTACAGACAACGGCCGGTGCTTTTGCAGGACAATTTCGATGGGGTCCTGTTGAGCAACGAGTACTAATCGCCAACGAAGCGCAGCTATTAGGTCAATATCAGAAGCCCGACAGTACTTACTTCAAAGACTTCTTTGTTGCATCCAACTTCTTAGCATACGCAGACACACTTCATACGGTCCGTATTAATAATACTGGACTGGCCAATGCTATTACTTCTGGCAACGCTTCAATTACTCTAATCAAGAGCGAAGCCGATTACGATGCTAACTTCGCAGCTGGTGTTAGCGGTGTAGGTAACTTCGTAGCCAAGTATGGCGGTGCTCTTGGTAATTCGTTGAAGTATTCCATCTGTCCAAGCGCCACGGCATTCGAATCTACTCTGTCAGGCAACTATACAGTTGTAAACGGCAACTCCGGTGTATCGTTCTCTGCCAACCAAGCATTGACAATCACTTCGGGTGACTTGCTGCAGCTTGGCCCAGACAAGGACTTGTACAAAGTATCGACAGTAGCTGTCGACGGTTTGTCAGCAACACTAGAGACAGAATATGTCGGTAATACAGTAAACAGTAGCACAGCACAGAATCGTTTATGGGAGTTCTACAACTTCTTTAACCGTGCTCCTGGTACGTCACCGTTTGCAACTACCCGCGGTGCAACAAACGATCAAATGCACATCGTCATTATTGATGAGGACGGTGATTGGACTAATGTTAAAAACCAGGTTGTTGAAGTATTTGATTCTGTCTCCAAAGCAGCTGATGCTAAAAACGAAGATGGGTCGACCAACTACTACGTTTCCAGAATTAACCGAGAGTCTTCTTACGTTTGGTGGACTGCACACGCTGCTGGTTTAACGAACGCTGGCTCCAATGCCAACGGACTGACATTCGGTGGTGGCAACACGCCGGTGAGTGCATCATTCAGATCTGGCTCAGATGGTTCTACTGGAACAGCTGGTCAATATCAACGTGCGTACGACTTGTTTAAGTCAGCCGAAGAAGTTGATATCTCTATAATTCTTGGTGGAGCTGCAAACTCATCTACTGCAATTCACTTAATCAACAACATTGCTGAGTTCAGAAAAGATTGTGTTGTATGTCTTTCTCCCGAGCAAGCAGACGTAGTTAATAACACGTCCTACAACAATGCAGAGGCTGATGACATCGTAGAATTCCGAAACACTCTACCATCTACATCATACGCTGTATTGGATAGCGGTTACAAGTATCAGTACGACAAGTACAATGATGCGTATCGTTGGGTACCACTCAACGGAGACGTAGCCGGTACAATGGCCCGCACCGATGAAGTACGCGACCCATGGTACTCACCTGCTGGACTGTCACGTGGACGGATTAAAAACTCCGTATCATTGGCCTTCAATCCAGACAAGACTGCACGTGATCTGCTTTACAAGAACGGCGTAAACCCAGTAACTACATTCCCAGGTGAAGGCACGATTTTGTTCGGGGACAAGACATTGCTAGGATATCCGAGCGCTTTCGATCGTATTAACGTACGCCGATTGTTTATTGTCTTGGAAAAGGCTATCGCAATTGCCGCCAGGCAGAGTCTGTTTGAATTCAATGATGAGTTTACTCGAGCCCAGTTTGTCAATTTGGTCGAACCGTTCCTGAGGGACGTACAAGGCCGCCGCGGCATTACTGATTTCCGAGTAGTCTGCGACGATACAAACAACACATCGGAAATCATTGACCGCAACGAGTTTGTAGGTGACATATACGTCAAGCCAGCTCGCTCAATTAACTTTATTCAGCTCAACTTTGTTGCTGTAAGAACTGGCGTCGAGTTCGAAGAAGTCGTCGGTCAGTTTGGATAATAGGGAGAATAGAAATGGCTTTTAACGTAAACACCTTCAGGGGTGAGCTCAAGCAAGGAGGGGCTCGTCCCTCCCTGTTTGAGATTCAATTGTTCCAACCACAAGGAACGACATTGAACGGGGGAGATTTAATTTCTAAGTCTCCCTTCATGGTTCGTGCAGGACAAATTCCACAGTCGTCGCTGGGCACAGTAATCGTTCCTTACTTTGGTCGTCAGATCAAGCTTGCTGGTAATCGAACGTTTGATGATTGGACTGTTACCATCATGAATGATGAGGACTTTAAAATTCGTAATGCTTTGGAGAATTGGAGTCACAAAATCAATCAACACTCGGGCAACATCAACGAGTATGGCACCAATCCTGCTCAGTACAAAGCTAAAGCTTCTGTTAAACAGTATAGCAAAGAGGGTGGAATAATCCAAACCTATCGATTCGATGGTCTGTACCCAGTAGCAATATCTCCTATTGATCTGGCTTGGGAAGCAGAAGCGATTGAAGAGTTTACTGTTACCTTTGCTTACGATTGGTGGGAACACGCCGAATCTGCTGTAAACTAAAAGGATTTGTTAGATGGCTAATCAGCTTTATACTAAAGCCAAGCAGGCTTTGCTTGGCGGTGAACTAAATCTGTCATCTAATGTGATTACAATAGCGCTAGTAGACACGGACGTCTACTCGTTTAACGGATCGCATCAGTTCCGATCTAGTATACCAAACACTGCAGTAGTATCAACAAACAATCTTATTAGTAAAACTATTACTGATGGGGTCTTTGATGCTGCTGATGTAGAATTTCCATTTGTAACAGGTGCCAATTGTGAGGCTCTTGTTTTATATCATAACACTGGTGATGCTGAAAACAATGCAGATGATCAGACTACTTCTAGACTAGTCGTTTACATTGATACTGCCGTGGGTCTCCCTATCCTTCCAAGCGGTGGCAATATAACTGTCAAATTCTCTGACGGTGTCTCTAAAATCTTCGCGATTTAAATTGTTTCACTAGTGTTCTTAGGGGTCGATAAATATATCGATCCCTTCTTTTCCTGAGGACAAACATAGTGCAGTTATTCGGATTCAATATAACAAGATCAGATCAAGAGCAAAAAGAAGATCTGAAAACCTTTGTACCCCCACAAACTGATGATGGAGCTATTGAAGTAGCGCCTGGCGGTTCATATGGTACATTCGTAGATTTAGATGGAACGGCTAAGTCTGAGGCAGAGCTGGTTACTAGGTATCGAGAGATGTCGATGCAACCAGAATGCGATGCTGCTGTAGAAGACGTGATTAACGAATCTATCGTAATGGAAGAAGAATCACCCATTGAAATAGTACTTGATGATCTCAAGCAACCCAATTCAATTAAGAACAAGATTCGTGAAGAGTTTGAAAATGTTCTAGACATGCTAGATTTTAGCAATAAGGGTTACGATATCTTTAAACGTTGGTATGTCGACGGTAGACTGTATCACCACATCATCATCAACGACAAGGATCCTAGAGACGGGATCAAAGAGCTGAGATATATCGACCCTCGTAAGATCCGTAAGGTCCGAGAAAAGGTCAAGTCTAAAGATCCTCGTACTGGTGCTACAATATACAACAAGGAACAAAAAGAATACTATCTGTATAATCCTAAAGGAATATCATCTTCTGCTACTCAAGGGATTAAGATAGCAACAGATAGTATTAGTCACATCCATAGCGGACTGATGGATTCGAAGAACAAAATGATTCTTGGCCATCTTAACAAAGCTGTTAAGCCGCTTAATCAATTGCGTATGCTAGAAGACGCTACAGTAATATATCGTCTTGCAAGAGCACCAGAACGTCGAATCTTTTATATCGATGTTGGCAACCTTCCTAAAATGAAGGCGGAACAGTATCTTCGCGACATGATGGTCAAGCACAAGAATAAGCTGGTGTATGACGCTAGTACAGGCGAAGTACGCGACGATCGTAAGTTCATGACTATGTTAGAGGACTTCTGGTTACCGCGCAGA